GAAAAGTCTACTGAAGGTCAAGTTACCCCAGCTCAAGTTGGTCAACCACTTCTTGTTGTCGGTACCAATGGTGGTACTGAGTCGTGGCAAGAAGACGGTGCCACCTCGGCGACTGCCTCCGTCGGTCCAGTTGAAACCTTCAAGTTGGTCCTCAACGGTCAAGACAGATTCAAGGAACAATCCGGTAAGTACTTTAACCAAGTGCAACCATACCAACATCACTCTGGCTCCCCATGCCCAGGTGTCTACTCGTACTCCTTTGCGCTTAAGCCAGAAGAGCATCAACCAACGGGTACTTGCAACTTCTCCAGAATCGACAACGCGCAAGTTGCGATCAAGCTCAAGAATCTTACGGGCACCTCTTTGGCTACTCCATCCCTCGACATGTTCGCGGTTAACTACAATGTTCTCCGTGTGCAATCGGGTATGGGCGGTCTCGCGTTCTCCAACTAAGCGTTTCTTAGTTTATTGATTATAGTAAAAAAATAAAATTTAAAAAATAAATAAAATTTAGATTTTAAAATTTAGAACAAATTTTAAAGTTTAATCTTAAAATACTTTTGTATTTTTTCAAGTATGTACCAATTCGGTTCAAGTTTACCTGTTTCAATTTTGTTTATCGTATCTAAAGTTTCTCGTATTCTATGACCAAGTTCAACCTGTGTATGACTTCTTTCTATACGTATACGTTGAATTTTTTTACCTATTGTATTATCCATATTGATAGTGATTAGAGTTTAACACCCAAAACTCGACGCAGTTTTTGCATTATTTTATGGTCCGGGATTGATTTACCTAATTCATATGAAGAGATGATATCTGTTGATACGTTTATAAGACTCGCGAGATCTTTTTGTGTGTACTGTTTTATAACACGCGCCCTTTGAATTGTTAACCCTGTCTCTTTACTCACTTTTATATATGTACCGCATAATTCGGCTTCATCTAGTTTTTGTTCAGGTGATTTACCTGAATACTGACTTCGTTTCGGTAACTTAATTTCTTGACCCATGAACTTGACGTATTTTTCTTTTTCTTTTTCTTTATTAACACTTTTACCGTGTATAGTAACTTCATCCCAATCTTTGTGAAACATATTTTAATATATAAATACTTAAAATTTTAAGTCTTTTTTGTATAAATGGATTCTACATATATATTTTTAATAATTTTTGGAAGTGTGTTTGGTTCATGTTTATTGTTTAATCCAGTGGTTAAATGTTATTATTACTGTTTCCCGTATAAATCAGAACAAACTTTTGAAGTATAAAGTTTAAACCTGTGTATACTATAAATGATTGAAGCATACACAGATGGAAGTTGTTTAGGTAACCCTGGTCCCGGTGGTTGGGCATACCTTATAAATACAAAACCTAAAATCGAAAAGAAGGGTGGTAAAGATATTACCACAAATAATGTTATGGAAATGACTGCGATTATAAAAGTTTTAGAAAAGTTTTTGGAACTCGAACATAAAACCGTGCGTATTTTTACGGATAGTAATTATGTAAAATTGGGTCTAACAGAATGGTCTAAAAATTGGGAACGTAATGGTTGGAAAACAGCTAAAGGTGATGATGTAAAAAACAAATGTGAATGGGTACAAATGATTGATTTGATGCGTAAATTTGATATAGTTGATATTAAATGGGTTAAGGCACATAACGGAAATGTAAATAATGAACGTGTTGATGCAATGGCACGGGAATATGCATACTTATTTTCTAAGAAATAGTAATGGGAGACGATACCCCAGAACAACATCACTGGTGTCCGAAACAAGAACAACTCCTAATCAGGTGGGCTGAAAAAGCTGCCGGATACCGATGGTTACACAATCACGCGCGTATGTTTTATAAGAAACAAAACGATTGGTTATCGTACCCGTGTATAATCATATCGAGTATTACGGGTGTTGGTGGTTTTGCAGTACTAAGTCCTAATGATCAAAATATGTCGAATGAACAAAAAGAAAAAATTGTTATTTTTCAATATTTTTTCGCGTTTTTGAACGTGGTCGCGGGCATACTCACATCAATATCGAAGTTTAACAACTCTTCGCGTATGATGGAAGCACACTCTGTCATGTCCGTACAATACTCAAAATTTTATAGGAACATTGATATGGAATTATCATTAGAAACCAAATATCGCGAAGACGTTTTAGATTTTGTAAATAAAGTGCGTTTAGAGTACGATCGATTACTTGATGAAGCACCTGATATACCCGGACACACAATAGAGGCGTTTAACGAGACGTTTCCCGATAAAGAAAACAAACCTGACGTGTGTAACGGGTTGAGTATAATTTCAAATAATGCTCTAATACAAGACGATTCGCGCGTATCGAAAGCTATAAAAAAATGGATGACACGCCCAAAAACACCAGATAATAAATTACAAACACCGAGACAATCAATGGATTTAGAGTCTCACCCTTCGTGTGGGGTATAAAGTTTAAACTATATAGTATAGTACACCACAAATGATTGAATACAAAGAGTACGTTTTGCGATTAATAAAAGTAGTATTTGGCTTAAAGTTTATGGTTGATGTATAGATATGATCCTATAGCTCAGTTGGTTAGAGCGCGGTGCTTATACACTACTAGGTATACCTAAGTGACTTTATCGTCACAAACGCAACGCCGAGGTCGCGGGTTCGACCCCCGCTGGGATCACGCCTACTTTTTAACGTGTTAAAGATATATTACGTTAAAAAGTAAATGATTAGAGTTTCTTCAATTCCCCCAAGCCCGGAAAACAAACGTAAAAAAATACGTAAGAACATTCTTGAAAATACGTATAGTAAAAAAATAAATATTGCGTTTCAAACGTTCGAGAACCCGCGACTTCAGTTTAGGTTCGCGGAAGCACTCGACGAGGCGGATGAAAAGTGTTACGTTTCGGGAACATCAGAAGAGTGTTTTGCGGCATGGCAAGAAGTTGATGAATTGGAAGATTCAATGATGCGTCTCGGTGTAGAAGTATTTCAAAACTATAGTATGCGATACGGCTCATTACTCAGACGAACATTCAAACTTAGATGGAATGTTCGTAACGTTGAGGACCATCACGTTATACCAAAAGAGTTCAAGAGTCACCCAATTATTGAAAAGGTTAAGTATGATATCCACGCGAGTGAGAATATAATCATGATGCCGCGTGAAATTGGTAATTTACGTGAGAATAGACTTACACACAGAGGTAATCATAAAAAGTATAACGAATATGTCGGTAACGTTCTCAATTCGATGGAAAATACCGATATATCTGAACCAGAATTTAAAAAGTTTGTTGACTTTTTAAAAGATGGGTGTCGGTTTCGTCCACAGGACATACCATGGTATTAAAAAATATAGGTATATTATAATGGTTAATACATTTATAATTATACTTTTACTTTTACTTATACTTATTCTAGTTTATAATAAAGTATACTATAAAAAAAGTAGTGTTATACCTAAACATGTTTACCAAACATGGCATAGTTATGATATACCGAAAACTATAAAGGAAGGTATGATTTCTTTAAGAAAAAAAAATCCAGATTTTCAATTTCATTTCTTTGATGATGATGCATGTCGATATTTTATAAAATTTAATTTTGGTAACCGTGTATTAAATGCGTATAATACGTTAAAACCTGGTGCTTATAAAGCTGATTTATGGAGATACTGTTTAATGTACATTAAAGGTGGTATATACCTGGATATAAAATACGACACGGTTGGTGATTTCAAACTAAATACATTAATAGATCAAGAATATTATATTAGGGATACGTATGCCAAAGTACATTATAAAGATGAATATGTATATAACGCAATATTAGTATCTAAACCATATAATAAAATTTATAAAAAGTGTATAGATAGAATAGTAAAAAACGTTGAAAACAGGGACTATTGTAGAAATAATTTAGATATTACTGGACCCGGTTTACTAAAGAGTATTTTGGATGAAAATAAAAAATATTTGAAAACTAGAAAATACAATTTTAAAAATTATAGAAATTTAGGAGAGGGTAATGTATATTACAACAAAAAATTAGTTTTAAAAATTCATAAAAGAGATGAATATTATAAAGTGAATAAAAACCACTACAGTGTGTTATACAAAAACAAAAAAGTTTTCAATGATTAAATTCTTTTGTGTAAATTACACGTAGTTGGATCTTTAGTCGAATTTTTATTATTACTACCAAGCTCAGATCGATTTTGTGATATATAAGCGGGTGATGTTACACACTTGTTTACTTTATTAAATTGTATGTAATCCGAAAGTGTGTGATCATTTCTATGTCTCCAAAAAGTAACTTCATCTCTTTCCATAAACCTTTTAAGGAAACTTTCTTTCATAACAAGTGCATGATTGCATAACATTTGTGTATCTACAGGTGCCCTATACAAATGTTCTGTTATACTTGGGTATGTCATACCACAATTTGCCCAACAATACCCTAAAAATAAAACTTCACAATCAGTCGATTTGAAATCTTTTACCGCGGCGTAAATTTTATCTAAACTTACCATGTATTTTATATCATCTTCCAAAAACATAACTGTTTCGTACCCGTTCAAATACGCGTCGTAATAACACGTGAAAAACGATAAAGCTACAGGTAATTTTGTCCATTGTTTGTATAAATGTAAATTTGTTGGTGAATATGCCTGACTTAAACGCGTATAGTCTTCGACGGATAGATCGGAAGGTTTTATTGCATCGAACATTTTATAAGGGGTCTGTAATTGTTCGAGCATTTGTGTTATGTATTTTTTCCGTTGTGGCATAGATATACAATATATCATATCAACATCCAAATTATGGTTTTCGTGTTTTACAGTTTTAAACCTATTCTTAAATCGGTTATATACATTATTTGGTAAATAATCTTCACTCGGTGACGTTACAGGAATAATATCAGGACTACACTGTTTTCTCGTTTGGTTGTATAATTTAACTAAATTTTCCGTATACGTTATATTTTGACATATTTTAATAGGATCCCATCCGTTTTGTATCGTATCTTTATACGGACCCTTTTCTGCACTTTCGGTAACTAGATTCTCATAATTATTTAAAATGAGTTTCATACTTGATACGTATGGTACGAGATAATCGCCATTTTTACCTATTATATCACGAAATTCCTTGTTTTTTGTTTTATACTGATCATCTGAAAAATCATTTATACACATATTTAACCAATCTTTTATGAGTTTATCACCCGGTTTTGCTTTTATAAAAAAGTTTTCTAAACACGTTACATTCTTTTTTGAGAACCTATCCGCTTTGAAACAAAATACTTTATCACCTTTTGGTACCCAGGAACTTAATTTTCTATTTGTAAAGACAGATGCATCCATCCAAATACCACCATACTTATGAATTAAGTATAGGCGAATTAAATCTGATTTGTTTGCTTCGTTATTTGTTATAGATGAAAACTTAGCCATGGTTTTTTCGGGTATCCATTTAAAAATGGTTTTCTTATTTAGAACTCTTATATCTTTACACGAACCTACGGTTTTCCAGTTTTTAATACACCGTTTTACGATTTTTGGTTGGTAAGGTGAGTGCCAATACGTCCAAACAGTGTCTTCTGATACTGCTTTATTCTCCTGTGTTTTTGTTTTTTTACAAATTAAGACAAATATAATGAATATTATAATCGATAAAAAAATTATTTTAATTTTTCTATCGTACTTCATACTTAAAGAATACAGACAAAATAAATACGGGGAGCTATTGTCATATAGTGGTTAGTATCTTGGACTTTGAATCCAATCACCTAGGTTCAAATCCTAGCAGTAGCTGATAACGATGCCGTGGCCGAGTGGTCTAAGGCGCCAGATTAAGGCTCTGGTTCGAAAGAGCGCAGGTTCAAATCCTGCCGGCATCACCGTGCGATAGCTCAGTTGGTAGAGCATTGGA